GCCCGCTAAAAAGCGGTCCAGCCCTCGGGTGAGTCCCCAATTCGAAAGAGTTGGCTCTTCTTTGGGCCCGCCGTGAGGCGGTGACTCATAGCTCATCCAGGCGAACTCTCCACTAGGAGAGATATCGCAATGAGGAGGATCCATGTCACGTAGAGGTTTTCCCCAAGTTGAATGGGCCACGGAGAGGGCATCTGCCCAATATAGTCCCATAAATGGTGCTATATTTACGCCTTACACACTGGAATGGACCCCGTCTTATAAAAGATGGGATGCCGAATCAGTGGGAGGGGGTTCTCCGGGGTACCCGACTAACAAGGATGAAAACGGATATTACGGATGGAAGTCTAGGGTAAGTATGACTCCGGCTAATGTGAAGGGAACAGTGGGATTACCCACCCCCCACACACGCGTCGAAGGGACCTACCCAATGTACTACCTATCCGGAGCCTTCGACCCTATAACGCAGTATTCCGACGATACAGCCTTCACTGATGCCTATAACCGTTGTGAGAGTTTTCTCATTAAACGGATAAAGGATCAGAAGGTTAATCTCGGGATAGTTGCGGCAGAGTTTAATCGCACTTGCCGGACGGTGTCCGACTCGGCCCGCAGAATCGCGCAAGCGTTTCAGCAGGTTAAGAAGGGCAACATCGGCGGTGGGGTGAACACTCTGCTTGGTGGTCGAGCGGGCTCCCGCAGTTCTGGGGGGGGAAGAAATTCCCATGGCGGGCGAGAACGCCCTAAGGACCCTCGGTTTCGACCGAAAGTCCCCCCCAATTCTGGTTCCGTCGCAAAGGACTGGTTGGCCATTCAATATGGATGGCTTCCTCTCCTAAGTGACGTCAATGGCGCAGTTGAAGAGCTTGCGCGGACAATGACTTACCGTCCCCCTGTGGGTCGGGTAACCGCAACTGGTAAGGCAAGTACGACCGTCCAACGGACGATCCAACCCCAAACCAATTGGTTACCCGCCGTAGTCGGGACGCGTAAGGTTAATTGTTCAGCCAGAGGCTTCATTGAGTACCGCGTTTCGAACCAATTGGCTCAAATCGCGGCGAACACAGGCGTCGCCAATCCACTTTCGGTGTTATGGGAAGTGATTCCCTATAGCTTCGTTGTGGACTGGTTTCTCCCTGTCGGTAATTACCTGAACAACTTGGATTACGATCTGGGCGTCGAATTTAGTCGAGGCTCGATCGGGGTCAAGTCGGAAGGTACGTGGAAGATTAAGGCTCAGCCTGGCACTCACAGTGCATCGGACATCACCGAGACTTGGTCTGGTGGGTCTATAGATGCGTCTACTGAGTACTTCCGGAGGTTTCCGCTCAGCGGATTTCCGGAGCTTAGGCCGCCTTCATTCAAGGATCCGAGGTCTCTCAAGCGAGTTGCGAATGCAATTTCGCTCTTGCGCGTCGCCTTCGGTAGGTAGTAATACCTACCAGGTGATGGACCCGCTTAAGAAACGGGTCACCACCGATTGGCATTTCGCTTTTCGGTAACCATACATCGAGGTAATCTCAATGTCTTTGACTCTTACGGATGCCGCAAGCACTCCGGTGAACCGGACCTTCAACGCGGTGTCGTCCACTCCTGACCTGACGGTCTGGAAGGACTACACAACGAACGGAGGGTATCCGGTCGGGGCAGGTGTCGCCAGTATCTCCGTGAAGGAGAATCTGAACGGCACCATGCGCGTGATCGGCAAGCTCGTCCTCCCCACGCTGGAAAGCGTGGCGGGTGACGATGCGAGCGGATTCACACCACCGCCGACTCGGGCTTTCGAGTGCATCGGAAGTTTCGAGTTTGTGATCCCCAACAGGGCGTCACTGCAGAATCGCAAGGATCTGAAAGCCATGCTTTTGGATCTTTGCGGTGATGCGGTTGTGACTGCAGCTGTCGAGGATTTCGTCCGTCCCGCCGGTTGATCCGGCGGGATAACTTTCGCGGGTTACCCCGCACCCATAGGAGATGTCATGTTAGACCGAGTCCACATGACCTGCCATTTGTGCGGGTCGGAAAAGGGTTCCATCTGCCTGGTCACAGACCCATCAGTGATCCCAGATACTGACCCGGACGTTCCTCTGCATTTTTTGATGCAGGCGGAATGCTTTGGGTGTACCTTCAGGAGAACTGTATGGGTTCATGCTCAGGCGGTGTACAACCTCATCCGTGCCAGTCAGTTCGACCGGCATACTTTAGAGAAGCTCAGCCACGTGGGTTTGCAGATCCGCCGCTGGAAACAGTGGAAGATCCCAAACACGAAGTGGACGAAGGCGACTCTACTTCGCTACCTCCGGTGTCACGCCGCCTTGATAGAGGCGTTCCCGGACGTTTACGGTTACTTCAACAGGAAGGAAGTCCTCGGCGGACCCTTCTCGTCGTTTGTAAAAGGCAATGCGGGCGGTTCAGACCGCTCGCGTGCTTCTTACTACGCCGAATGTGGTCCGCGCTGGGAGCTGCCGGAATGGCGAGCCTTGTGGCTTGCTCTTGCCCGCACCCCTAAGCTGAGGATTCTCCAGACTGATGTTGCGCCGTATTTGGCGAAGGCGAATGGTGGTCCCCTCGCGAGGACCATCCACTAACAGGAGAGAGAAATGGCTAAGAATGATCTTGCCTTCCACGTCAGAATTGCTCAGCAAATACTGGCGTCTCTGTCCTGTCCCCGGGCTTTGACAGTAGCGATACTGCTGAAGCACGGGGAGTGGGACGAAATAGCGAATCTACGGATAAACCCGGACGACTACAACGACCCGTGGGATTTCTTTCGTGCGTATCAGGCTACTAAGCTTTTATCAAAAGCGAAGTGGCTCAAAACGTCGATCGATACCAGGGCAGTAGCTGTCGAGAAGTTCGTAGATGCCGAAGCTCAGTGCAAGCGGACTAACGAGGTCTGGGGACTGTATCGTAGGGGAGGTCTAAAATTCCTTCCCTACTACGAGCGGATATTCCATTCTGCCCGTAGAAAAATCGGTACGGTCCTCGGGTCTCAGTTATACGCTTGGACTGAGTATTGTGACTTCGGCCCTGGCGCTGATGGTTCAACTGTTCGCGGCTTGACGTCCGCTTACAATAAACTAACCAATCCAGGTTCTGTTACCCCCGGCGCTTATCCCTACCTTAACGTGTTCGCGTCTCTCACGAGACTCGGACATTGCTTTGTAGGGGACGTTGGAACGCGCCTTCTCCAGGTGGAGTTGGCGCGCGGTAACAGGGTCACATTCGTCTCTAAGAACGCTAAGACCGACCGTCCCATCGCAGTTGAGCCGCGATGGAACATCTGGATGCAGAAGGGCTTGGGTGCTTACCTTCGTGGTAGGCTCCGGCGCTTCGGCGTCGACCTCGATGACCAGACGCTTAATCAACGTCGGGCCAAAGAGGGTTCGCGTACTGGGAAGTACGCAACGATCGATCTGGCGTCCGCTTCCGACACTGTCTCGCGCGAGTTGGTTCGGGCATTGCTGCCCGATCCGTGGCTCACCGTATTTGAATCACTTCGGAGCCCGCACTACCTCCTTAACGGGAGATGGGACGAGTACCAAAAGTGGTCAAGTATGGGGAATGGGTATACTTTCGAACTTGAAAGTCTCCTATTCTGGGCCTTAAGCAGTTCAGTAAACCCGGACGTCTCCGTTTACGGAGATGACCTGGTGGTCCCTGCTGAATCGTTCGAGTCAATCGTAGACGTACTTGATCTGTGCGGTTTCTCGGTTAACACTGAGAAGTCGTACGCTCATGGCTACTTCCGCGAATCGTGTGGCGAGGACGCCTTTAATGGCGTTTCCGTCACTCCGATTTATTGGAAGGAGCCACTTGATGATCAAGGTATTCTTACGCTGGTTAACCAGATTAACCTCCTCGCTTCGCGGTTGGGTGGGCAGTTCACACGAGCTGCTCGTCTCAAACCGACTTGGCGGGAGCTGGTCTATCAGTTACCGAAGCGCTTCCAACAACGCGGACCAACGACTCTCAGTACAGTGGTCCACGACTCTCAGAGTTCGTGGAACGCCGTGCGGAGGTTCGGTTGGGAGGGCACGTTCTTGAACGTCTGGGTCCCGGTTCCACGAAAGTTCCGGTACTCAGACTACAATGCGGCCCTGCTGTCACAAACGTTCCAGCCGTCATCCGACGGCTATAGCGTGCGGGACAGGGTTGTTTGGAAGAAGAAGACACTCTTCATACCTTGCGGGTATGAGGACGTAGGCCCCTGGGTCTAAGACTCAGGACCTTTCC